GGTCTCTGGTAATGCTAGGGTCTTTGGTAATGCTTGGGTCTATGGTGATGCTAAGGTCTATGGTGATGCTCAGGTCTAAGGTGATGCTAAGGTCTCTGGTGATGCTAAGGTCTTTGGTAATGCTTGGGTCTATGGTGATGCTAAGGTCTATGGTGATGCTGAGGTCTCTGATAATGCTAAGGTCTATGGTGATGCTAAGGTCTATGGTGATGCTGAGGTCTATGGTAATGCTGAGGGAGTTCCTAAAAAGGAAATCAAATCAGAATACATCTGTGAGGATGATTTTCAAAGAATCATTTCTGGAGATGTTAATGAGGTTATCATTGATGGAGTCAAATATAAGAAGGTTACTCAGACAATTACTTCTTGGAGAAAGATTTCTTGACAAGTCCTTCTAAAACATATAGACTATAAGAATCATGAATGAAATTAGCAATCTTGTACAGGCAATAAAGGAAATGAATGAACATATTGAAAATCTCCAATCTAGACATTGGACACCATATGAATCATTAAATGCTGCTAGACAAGATAGATCAAAACTTATAGATGTTTTGGCTAAATTATTAGCTGTTATAAAGCTTGACATATCTTGCTAAATCATATACACTGGAATAATGGAACTCATCAAAGAACCCTATCCTCACTATAAAGAGGAAGATATCTTCAATAGTCTTAACGATGCTGAAAAGAAGCTATGGTGTAACTTCATCTATGGTCAAACAGTTCTTGTGAGAGATGATGGTGGCTCAGGAATCTATGAGACTGATTGGGATAGGTTTCAGAGGATTCTAAGGAAGCAATCTTTAAATGAGTTGACTAAACAAGCTCAAGAACTTAACATGGGATATTAACATGGATGGTAAATTAGCCATTTTTTTAGATCTAGACAATACTCTGATCCATGCCACCTATGGAGGAAATCCTAATAAGAACAGAACAAAGCTTGATCTGGGTGTAAATTGTTGGGGAAAGAAGGAAGTTTATTGGTCGATGAGAAGACCGATGGCTTTAGAGTTTATTGCTACCTGTAGGCAACTTGCTCCAACATATATCCTGACCAATGCGGCAAGGGATTATGCCTTGGCACACAATAGTGAATTTCAATTGGGATTTGATGAGTCTATGGTACTTGCTAGGGAAGACTTCTCCAGAGAAACCAATGGCACTTTTCATAGTATGATACTTCCTTTAGCAGAGAATCAATACCCAAAGGCTATTCTTGTTGATGATAAGACATTTAAAGAGTCAAAGGAGTGGGATGTAAAGATAAGGTTCTTAGGTATTGATGAATCCAGATATGTTCAAAGTAGATGTTATCGAGGAGGAAAGCAGCCTGAGAGCTTTGATAAGGAATTAAAAGCTATTGAGAAAATAATAGAGCTTGACAAGTCCTCAGAAGGCATATAGAATATACAAAGAATGGGAGAGCAATTAAAACTACATCTAGGGTGCGGTGAAAAGCGCATTGAGGGATATAAAAATATAGACATCAGATATTTGCCGAGTGTAGATATTGTAGATGACATCAAAACCTTGAAATCATTCAAAGAAAAATCTGTAGATGTTATCTATGCCTCCCATGTGTTAGAACATTTTGGTAGATGGAAATATATGTCCGTACTTCAAAGATGGTTTGAGCTTCTAAAACCTAGTGGTGTATTGAGAATTGCTGTTCCAGATTTTGAACAAATAGTTAATTTTTATTTGAAAACGGGAGATTTGAAAACCGTAATAGCACCCATTTATGGTGCTCAGGATTATTTGGAAAATTTCCATTATCATGCTTGGGATTTTAAAAGTTTATCTAAAGATTTAGAAAACATAGGATTTCGATTTATTCAAAGATATGATTGGAGAAAGACCGAACATCATCATGTAGAAGATTTTAGTCAATTTTATCTTCCATATATGGATAAAGAAAACGGAATTCTATTAAGTTTGAACGTAGAAGCTGTTAAATAACTTGACACCTCCTCTTAAAGCTATATAATAAGATTATGAATGATGAAACACATAAAGAGACTAAGAAAAAAGTTCTTGAAGTATTAGAGAAATTTGAATCATATACCCCCATTAACAGGTATAATATAACTGTTATAGTTAAAGATTTAAACAGTCATAAAAGTAACTTTTCAACTTCTGTTGAGCAAGTTTTTTTTGAACAAAATGAAGGTAGAGATTTTTTAGAAGAGTCAGTCAATATTTACATTGAAAATATGACCAAACTTAGACAGGCTAAAGAAAATAAACTTTTTACTTACAAAGTAACAGTTGTAGTCGAAGATACAGAAACTAAAAAGAATATTAAAGCAACAATTACACAGGATTTTTATGAAGAAGTTAAGCAAAATGGAATTAATTTTTTAGAAAAAATAGCAAGAGGTATTATTGATGAAATGAATGTTTTTAGTCAACATGTAGAGCTTGACACCTCCTCCAAAAGCATATAGAATAAGATTATGAATTGGTTCTGGAAACTTATAGAAGGTATGGGAAGTATTTTTAATTTATTTCCTACATTCGATCATAAACCAATGTCTGATTATGATGCTCTTAAATCAGATTGGGAGGCTATTGGTAAAGATTTTGAATCAGTTTTAGGAAAATATAAAAAAGAAGATTGACACCTCCTACTAGAGGATGTAGAATAAGATCATGAATAAAATTCTTAAATTCTGTATCCAAGTTGTATTAATTTTTGTTATTGTTACAATCGTACCCCTTTGGTTCTTGGTTGCTCTACTAGCACTTGGTTTGCTACTTCAATTGAACGATTGACAATTCCAGAAATAAAGATAATAATCTAACCATGAACCTAGACAATCTCTTTGTAAGATATGGAGATCATCATATTATCTTTAAACATCCTCATTGCTCTGAATGCAAAGAGGTTGTGGAAGATGGTGTTCTCTATGACAACAAGTGTGGAGAATGCTATGATGCAGAATATTCCGGTTGCTATGGAGGAGGCTGTGGAAGAGAATAATTTATGAGCGAAACAAAATATACAATTATTAAAGACGAAAGTCCCTGTTTCGGACCGAATTGGTGCGTTAATGGAAACTGGCTAGAGGAAGGAGAATATCTGGAACAGAACGAAGAACTGATTGATTATATTCTCAATCATCTAAAGGAAGCCATCAAAAAGAATCAGACTTTTGTTGATGATCTTCTTGGATGTATCCAATATGATGATTATGAGGAGGATAAAGGTTCTTGTGGTACGTGTGGTCATTATGGTGGTAAAACTACTTGGAACATATGAAAAAAACATTTTTAATTGCTGATCTTCATTTTGGAGATTCTGACATGGTTACTATCCTTGATGGTAACACGGAACCTATGCGTCCTTTCAAGACCATAGAGGAGCACGATGCTGTATTGATTGAGAACTGGAACAAGGTTGTCACCGATCCGAGTGACAAGGTTTATGTTCTTGGTGATGTGGCTCAGAAAAGAAAAGACATTGAGAACTTTGCCAAACTCAATGGCAAGAAGATCCTTATCAGAGGAAACCATGACATCTACGAGATGAAAGAGTATGCGAAGTATTTCAAAGACATTCGTGCAACTCATCGTTTGGATAATGGTATTCTTATGAGTCATATCCCTGTGCATCCTAGCACTTTCGGTAAGGCTCATAAAGTAAATGTCATAGGTCATATCCATGATAAAAAAGTATTGAGAGACAAGTATTTCCCTAGCGATGGTACACTTGAAATTGATCCTAGATATGTATGTGTATCATGTGAGCAGATTAATTATACGCCAATCGAACTTGATGCTATAATTACAGAAAAATACGAGTTACTTGCTTAATCTACCGAGTATATAACTATCATCTGGTGGAATAATGGACATTTTTTCTTGAATTCCATTATTCCACCATTTAGTTCCTCTAGCATGATAATGTTTATCTTTCCATTGTTCTTTAATAGAATTTAATCTACCTCTTTGAAATTTTTCTGGTATACCATTATTAGGATTAATCATATACTCTATAACATTATTGTTTATCCAAATTTTACCTCTTTGTATATCGGTTCCTTTTTTAAAACCATTATTTATAAAATATAATCTACCTCTTTTATAAGTTTCATCTGGTGGGGTTTTAGTAAAGACTTGTTTAATTCCATTATTCCACCATTTATTTTCTCTTTTTTTAATTCTCTTATATTCAAATTCTTCTTTTGATATTTTTTTATATCTACATTTTGATTTAAAATTTCCACTGTTTCCATTATGACTATTCAACCAATTTGGTCTATTTGCAGCATCCAGTCTTTTTAAAACCATCAATTCCCATAATCCAGCATCGTCTTTGTTGGTAAAAACTCTACGAATTTCAATTATATCTGGTTCGCCATATTCTTTTTTAAAATCTTTAACTATTTTTGATGATGTAAAATAATTTACCCATAAATCTGCTGGATGACATCTTCTTGAATATCGAACACCGTAATAATGAGTGTTTAATTTTGACCAACCAATGTGATAGGTGTAAGGTGTATTAAAAGATAAAGTGGTAGGAAACCCTCTTTTTAATTTTCTTTTAAAGACATAATTCTCTTGTATAATAACTTGCATAGACATAAATACTTATGCTCCAGCGACAACAAATCTTGCATAGACACCAAGATGTCGTTGGAGTTTTTTTATTTCTTGACATAGTTTATATAGTATTATATCATATAGTTATGGAAACTAAACCACTTAAGCATGATGTATTTGCTCTTCATACTGATCTTCATATGTGGATGATGAAGTTAAAGACTATTATGGATGCTGATAAAGCTGTTCTTTGGCTCTCGACTCCTAATAATGCCTTTAACAACAGGGTTCCTCTTGATATGATCAAAGAAGGTAAAACAGAAGAGCTTAATAGAATGATCTGTGAAGTAGGAGAAGGAGCATTCTTATGACAAACACTGAAAAAATCATAGAGCTTAACAAGATATGGTATCCTTTGGTAAGTGGTGAGTACCACAAGGAAAGGGACTGCCATTTCTATATCATTATTGATTACCATTATGGTGAGAAGTGTACCTTTATTGTCGAACACAAAGGATATATTGTCCATAACTATGAGAACTCCGAATGGGATACCCAAGAGGAAGCCGAACAGGAACTCATTCGACTTTTGAGCGAATCAATCCTAAATGAGGTGAATTGGTATCTGGAACATTACGGAGAAGAAGGTTGGGATCAACACGACAAATATGACAAGGAACAACTTCTTGCAATTATATCCAAAGTCAATGCTATAAATAAATGAGTGAATGGAGTAAAAACAGCATGTGTTTATGTGGAAGATCTGTATCAATGGATACCTTTGTCGCAGGTTTCCAATCTCAAATTCTATACATACGAAGACAGAAACTGTGCCCTTTTTACCCTAGATAAAAAGCAATATGCCAGTTTTGTGGAATACAAAGAACTCACATGAACACATCAACATTTGTTATTATCGGACACGGAGCAGTTGGCATTCTAGCTTTTGGTATGTTGATGTTCTTCTATATGATCTTTAGAGGAGTAAAGAAGGTAAACAAAAAGGGTATGAAGGGATCCAAGAGACTGAGAAAGTTTAAATTGTATCTCAAATCTCTTTCAAAGTAACCTCACCTTCCTTGTCAATTATTAGATAATGACAAGGTTCATCACAAAAGGAACCTGAGTTGTGATATTCTTTTCCTGAATCAGAACAAACAAAGCTTTCGGCAAAGTGTATATGACCTCCGACAATGGCATCGTATTCCGTATCTTTTATATGATCCAGAGCCTTGTTTCTAATCTTTATTTTGACATTTAGAAACACTTTGGATGTTTTCTTTAACCATCTGGAGAATTTTTTAGATCTGTCTATTTTCTGGAAAAAGTAGTAAATGTTTTCGGCTATGTGGGTTATGATGGGATATTTTTTAATAAATGAATCAAACTGGTGAAAATGAATAAACAAGAACTTCTTATTGTTAATTATCAATTCATATTTGTCCACAAAATCCAAACCCAGAACCTTGATAAGAAAATTTGAGTTGATATCATGATTACCCCTGATGAGGGTGACTTGCTTTTTCTTGGATATTTTTCTAATCAGGGCAAGTATTTTCCAATGATGTTTTTTGTATCTCTCGATGTGTTTGTTGTCAAAGAGATCACCATTAACTATCAAATGATTATATTTTTCATTCTTTAAAACCTTTGCAACTGTTTTTACCTTAGATACAGGAGAACCCAGATGGACATCAGAAATTACAAGAATAGTGTCATTCACGGAACTATTTAGTTGACATTCCTTTAATTTGTTCTAACCTACGGAATACATTTATGGATCCTGTCATTTCCTCCCTAAGATATCTCATCATTGCATCAATCATATACTATATCGGGTATTGTTTTGTGAACCGGGTGTTCGATCCCATGCCCAAGATTGAGTACAGATGTGCCCCAAAATTGAATTTTTAGTGGAAAAAAGTACCCAAAAAGGGCAAAAAAGTGCCCAAAAAGTGGAAAAAAGTGGGTGATTGTGGGGGAAAATGGGACGAAAAATTTCATTCTACAGAGAAAATAAGAAACCAATAACCCAATAAGGCACTTTTGTCGGTTCTGGTCTATGATTTGCTAAGTAAAATGGAATGAAACCAAAATATGGAGAGGAAAGAAGCAAGGAAGTGAAGGAGTTTTTGAAGGAACTATCCGAAGTCTGTGTCAGGCACAATCTTTCCCTTGCACACGAAGATTCCACAGGAAACTTCACTGTGGTTAATTTTGACCAGTGTTATGTGGATTGGCTAAAATTATCCTCCGAACAAAGAATGGGAAAATAGAGCTTGCGATTACCAGAAAAGTATCCTATCCTTTTAGGATATGATCCTGCAAATGGTTTGTGATATTCTTCTGGTCTATTACAAGGGAGGACTCATACTTTTTTATATGGGAACAAATCTTGCAATCATGATCTATCTTATCAAAATAACCAAATGAAAAGCACAGCAATTCATCACCATACATTCGTTGCCCGTGTCGATGATTATAAGGTCGAACTCAAGGGAGCCTTTGAAGGGAAATACATGGCACGGGTCATTACTTCCACAGATCAACTCATCAGTTTCATGGCATGGACAAAAAAGGAAAACCAAAGGGTGGAGAATCCTGATCTTCTGGAAAGAATCAAGGAGGTTATCTGTGATGAATATAGCCCCTGTATGAATTGCCACGAGAAGCTTACAGAAGAGAACTACGATGGAAATAGACAAACTCTTTGCAATAATTGCCTTTATGAAGTATAAATAATAGACAATGAATAACAAAGACCTAAACCTACTCAAAGAAGCCTACAATACCATCTTGGAAAACAGTTGGGCAAATCAAAATCCCGAAGAAGCAGAAAGAATCGAAAGAGAAACAATGCAAAGTCATTCAACACCTTTCGGTATAACAGCAGCCGAGAGAGGAGAACCAAGGGAAGAACATGATGAGCTTGAAGAGTTCCACACAGAAATAGGTGGTATCAATTATTATGTAGGCTTTACAAGTGAGGATGGAGAGATCACCATTCATGAAATCGTTCCCCACGAAGGACAGGAAGGAATATCAGATGAACCTATCTTTAATGATCTGGATCAGAAAATCGACACAGAGCATAAGTTAAGCCCAGAGGCAAAAAAAGTCTATAATATCGTCAAGGAACGTTTGGAAGAGGAATATGGAGTATCCGACGAAGACAGAGAACTCCCCAATGAATATAATCCTTTCTCAAGGGAAAATCCTGACTTTGAATTCTAAGAGAAAATGAGATTCAATACTCTGGTAAAAGATCTTTTACAAGAGAAGGAGTATATTGCATTTCATGGTTCAAAGAGTGGGGAATTTTCTGCATTTAAAAAAACAGATGCCACCTTCTTCACAGACAATGAGTATGTTGCCCGATCATACATGAACAGTTGGGGAGAAAAATCGGCACAATTACATAAGGTAAGGCTTACATTAAACAATCCCCTGAGATATGATGCAAAGGGGAAATCTTTCAATGAACTCAGTTTCCTTACAAATTCGGTGGAGAGACTTATTAATAAGGCAAAGGAGAATGGTAATGACGGGGTTATTATCAAGAATATATATGATGCCCCCAATGGATCAACCAAAGACCCTGCGAATCTAGGAACAAACTATATTGTCTTTGATCCTTCACAGGTTAGAGTCGAAGATAAATGAAAGCACTGAAGATTAAAAGATACGGAGGATTAAAAGATACGGAGGATTAGGAAGATTAAAAGATACGGAGGATTAGGAAGATTAGTTTATTACACTTAGGTTTTTTTTATGTTAGTAAAATTTTTTTTATAAAATTTTTATAAACTTAACATAATATAATATCCCGCAAAGGCGTTTTTTATAAGTTGTTGATTTACAACCCCTTACGCTTCCGAGAATTCCCAGATGCGTAAGTTACTGATTTTCAAGAGATTACAGAATTCGCTTGACATTACCAGTTATGCTCCTTAATATGCAAAGATGAAACCCTTAGAAGATATAAAAGATGTGTTGCTGGTTTCCATTATTTTATTGGTACTGGCGATTATCTTTAACTATCTGGGGGTTTACATTATCATTGCATTTTTAATCTACCTATTCTATACTCTTATCAAATGAAACGCCGAGGCAGACCACCGAAGATTACTGGAAAAAAGATTACCGGAAAAAAGATTACTGGTAAAAAGGATAAACCACCGAAGATTACTGGTAAAGAGATTACTGGTAAAAGAAGGGGAAGACCTCCGAAGATTACTGGTAAAGAAATTTCCGGTAAAGAGATTACTGGTAAAGAAATTACTGGTAATGATACACCGGACACAAAGACCAAAGTTGCTCCTGCACCCCTGACCAGAGAAGAGATGGAGGAGCGTAGGGAGAAGATAAGGGCAAATATGCCCAAGATTGATCTTTATAAGACTAGGGAGCTTGTCAACATTACCAAGGATAAGGATGCCTGTGCCCAACATACTTCCTTTGCCTGTCATCGCCCTGATATCTTCCTTGATTATGGTTGTGCTCAGTGTTCCCTTCAGAAGCATTGTGCCTGTCCCATTAAGGATATTAATCGTAAACCCGATGGTCGAGCACCGAAGGTTAAGAAATTTGTCATCAAGCCCAAAGTTTCTGCTTGATATTACCGGAAAAGCGGACTATTATCTAAGAACACTAAAAGAAAGGGAGGTGAAAATAAAAATGACAAAGAACATCTGTGATATCGTTGGTCGTAAGATCAGCCCAACCACGAAGCGTGAGACCAAGATGCGTCTCATCTCCGAGAACATCAATACGAGCCGTTATGCATTTACTATGGTGAATGCCTCCACGGTTTCCCTCAAGCCCCGTTTCCATAACCTCCGTAACAAGAAGGGTCAATGGATTTCCAAGACTAGCCGATAGTCTTACAAACCCTCCTGTTTCTTTTTAAACGGTACTTAAAAGTGCTTAACATGGTTTAAACTTAAACAGGAGGGTTCTTCTTGGAAGAGGTAAAGATAAAATTACTTTACGTTTACCTTTTCTTATTATAAGTATGTATATGAGAAAATATACAGACGAAGACTTTATAAAATATTCCAAAAAAGTTTATAGTATAGCTGGACTATTAAAAAGTTTAAATTTAAAACCATCTGGAGGAAATTACGCTCATTGTAAAAAAACTTTACAAAGATTAAATGTAGATACCTCTCACTGGAAAGGACAAGCTTGGAATAAAGACCAGAAACTAAAAGATTGGTCTTCTTATTCTAAGGTTCAACATCTTAAAAAACACCTTATAAAAGAAAAAGGACATAAATGTGAAGATTGTTTATTGACCAACTGGCAAAACTATCCTATAGTACTTGAAGTACATCATAAAAATGGAGACAGAACAAATAATAAATTTGACAACCTACAGCTTCTATGTTGTAATTGTCATGCAATAACCAATAACTGGAGGAATAAAACCAAGAAATAATAAAAATATGCACCTGTGGTGAAATGGCAGACACAAGGGACTTTAGCGTTAAATTGAGCCTTATATAAGGAATTATATAAGTGGACCTCGCTAAGTCGGTGAAGGTATCGAAAGATAATAACGCCGAGCTAGCAGATCGAAAGATCGGGCAAGTGTAGAGACTTTACACGAGGCATCCAGAACGGATGAAGACAAAGTCCAAGCATCGAAAGATGTACGAAAATCCCTTGCTCTTAGAGCGTATCGGTTCGAGTCCGATCAGGTGTACCAATTTTCAAAACAAATAACAATTAAAAACAAATGAGAAAATTCAAAGCAGAAGATTCAAAGGCAGTCGAGATCCTTTACAAAGGAACCAAATACTTTTTCCTCGTGGATAACAAGGGTATTGGAATTCGTAGGGAGGATTGTAAAAACCCTACGGTTCGAGAAGTTCGTACTCTTACCGAATATATCATCCTTGAGGGATGGGCCGATGGATTTAAATTTGACAAGGAGGAGAAAGAGTGGTAGATTAATCTAATGGTGGGTTAGTGTAACTGGAAGCACCGACAGACTTATAATCTGTGTGCCCTAGATGAGGGCCGAGCATGGGTTCGATTCCCATACCCACTTCCAATTTAAACCAAACATATGAAAAAGAAAAGTAATCCCCTGTATGTAGTCCTAATCATTTGGCTCATTGTCTTTCTGTTCAATATTGCCCTGTGGGGTGGACTGATTTGGGCAGGTATCCACTTTATCCATAAGTTCTGGTAAATAAAACTTTGTTCTTTTAAAAATTTAAAATGCGCTTGTAGCTCAATGGTTAGAGCAGTCGGCTAAACCTGCGAAAGTAGGTTGGGCTCACCAAGGGGAAACTCTTGGATGATAACTCCTCAAAGTCGGTGAAGGGTGTAAAATCCTAATACCGAGCCAAGCATCGAAAGATGAAGGTGTAGAGACTTGATGGGGAGCATCCGAAAGGATGAAGGTAAAGTCCAGACCACGAACCGAAAGGGCGGTGAAAACCGAAGTGGTAAAGCATAACTGATTGGTTGTAGGTTCAAATCCTACCGGGCGCACCAATTTTCTAAGTCTGGATAATGATGTTCTCTATGACAGTTTGAACAAAGTAACATACACTTTTCCAATTCTTCTAAACAAAATTCTAATGTTCTATTAGACAAAACTCTCATATCTAATTCTGAAACTTTAGTATTAGGATCTTTATGATGAAATTCAAAAGCTCCAAGATTTTTGGAATAACCACAGTTTTCACATTTACCACCTTTAAGAATAACAAATTGTTTTTTTCTTTCTAACCCTCTAGCTTTTTGAACAGGATACCAATTTCTATTATTTTGTAGCTTGGAATCTTTTTTACATTCTTGAGAACAATACTTCAGTTGAGTTTCTTTTAATTTATTATTACAAATTATACAATTATGATTGACTTTGTTTTCAATTTTGATAGTGTTATGTGAACCAAATGGAGAACATTCTAAACAATATTTTCTTCTCTGTAAATTCTTTCTCTTACCATCTATTTTAATCCATAAAGGAAATTCTTTTTGACATATAGCGCAAAGTTTCATATAATTATATTTACTCTTAAGCTACAAATATCAAATAAAAATTAAAAAGTATCCTGTCTGTTGTAAGTATAAGATATGAACAATAAAGACCTCTCGCTTCTTTCGGAAGCTTACCAACAAGTACAACAAAACCAAACCCTCGAAGAGGGACCTCTTTCGCAATTTGCAGCAAAGGCAGGAGCAGCAAAGGATGCACTCGTTCAGGGTGTAAAGAATGTTGCACATGTTGCAAGTGGAAAGGGTGGTAATGTACAGGACGAAAAAGGAAGACAAGGTACACTTCCTAGTTGGAAAAAGACATACGAGACCTCCAAGAGAGATCGTATCGTACAGTCTCTTACAAACTCAATCATCGATGACATCAAGGGTATGGAACTCTTCCCTGCTGGATTTGAACCTAGCGAACAAGACAAGGAATGGTGGTCAGATGTCATCAATACCTATATCGATAACTATAAGGCCCAAGTAACCAAGAGTGGCAGAGTAAGCAAAAAGCCATTTAAAAAGGAACCTTCCGTTGCTTACCCACAGGGAATCAACAAAGAGAAAGAGTTTTCTTCTGTAACAGGCGCATCTGTCTGATTTAATACAACATCAAAAAATAATAGAACATGGTGTGGCATTGCCACACCATTTTTTATTTCTATATTTAATCCCAGTTTGAAAATCAATTAGGTTTTAATAGACCTACTCTTATTAATCGGACATCCTGAAAATATAAAGTCTTTTTGTTTTAATACAACACCGTGAAATAATAGAACATGGTGTGGCAATACCACAGTGGTTATGGTTTTTATATGTAATGCACTATTGATAAAACCTGTTGTGCAAAGCAAACCGTCTATTACTGGAGACAATGATTATTATGTATAAGAATATCCACCCTATGAGGTAATAACCGTATATTAATCAATCACCGTATATTACAAACCCTCTACACTTATGAATATATGCATAGGAAATGTAATGGATGGTCTCTTATAAACTCCACATAAGATTACAAAATATGTAAACTAATGTAAAGTAATCTAAAAAACTCCTATTGACAAATAAACCATCCCTCGATAGTTATTTAAAACTCCGTATATTAATAATTTAATGGAAAAGAATTAATTTCCAAACGGTTTATAGATTGTCTTACAACTCAATATCGATACGACGAACCCTCCCGGAATACGGGGCTCATGTTTGAATATTAATATTAGACACTATTTCCGGTAATGTCGAGAATATACTTGTCTTACAAACTCCATCTTGTCTTACAAGTTTAAACTTGTCTTACAAACTCCATCTTGTCTTACAAATTAAAATCCAATCGATTTTAGAATTGTCTTACAATCTGAAATGGGCACGACGAACCCTCCCGAAGGGCGGGTAATCATTGGACTATTAGTATCGGATTTATTTCTGGTAATTGCAAGCCAAAAAAATTGTCTTACAACATTGTTTACATTGTGTTGTCTTACAAAGGGATCAGATCTCGTGCGTATAGATAGAGGCATTATTTTCTAGGAGGATGGCAAAGGGCAAGATTACTGGAAATCATTATCTGATCAAAAAATAATTCTCGACATTACCAGAAAAAAAACCGATACTGCCTGTCCAATGAAACTCCATACCACTACCAACACTATCGAACATATCGGCAATGTCTCCACAGAGACAGGCTTTAAGATGCGTTCCTCCCGTAAAGCATTTCAGATTCTTTCTGATCTTTACTCCGATAAGCCCCTTGCCATCGTCCGAGAGCTTGGATGCAATGCCCACGACTCTCATGTGGAAGCAGGGAAGGCTAACACTCCCTTCCATATCCATGCTCCTAATGCCTTGGAACCTTGGATCACCATTCAAGATTTCGGAACGGGTATCTCTCATGAGAATATCTACAACATCTATGCGGTCTATTTTGAATCCACAAAGACCAACACCAATGACCAGATTGGATGCCTTGGATTGGGTAGCAAGTCCCCGTTCTGCTACACCGATAACTTCACCATCACTAGCGTCCACAACGGCACGAAACGCATCTACAATGCCTTCTTCAATGCCGATGCCATGCCAGCAATTTCCCTGCTCTCTACGGATTCGACAACCGATGAGAACGGAATTGCAATTCAGATTCCAGTAAAGCCAGAAGATTTCTTTGCCTTTGAAAAAGCAATTAAGAAGTCTTTCCGCTTCTTCGATGTTCGCCCCACTATCTCTGGTGGTAGCATCATGTGGGACGATGAAACTCCTATCCTCTCTGGCAAGGATTGGGCGGTCTATAAATCCTTCGGATACAATGAGGCATTTGCCATCATGGGTGGCGTGACCTATCCTCTGGATGTCTATAAGATCAATGACAAGAATCGTAACATCCTGCAAAGGGCGGGTGTTGTCTTGAAGTTCCAGACGGGTGAACTGGATATTGTCCCATCCCGTGAAGGCTTGTCCTACAACCCTCAAACAATCACCACATTGAATGAGAAGGTGGAGAATGTCATCGCAGATATTAAGGATACCATCACCGATACACTCACCAATCAAGCCAACATCGTTGATGCGATTCGGATGTATAACACTCTGGAACACAAGTTCAGTATGCTAGGTAGTCATTTCAATGACTTCAAATGGAATGGTTACGATGTTGGCAATCCTTCAAAACTGGTTTGGGATTTTCTGGATGAGGCAAAGATTGATCGCATGACCAATCCCATCGTGAGCATCGAAAAACGCTCATGGGGACGGGGATCGTTCAATGTCAGCAATCATCCTACATTTGGTGACAACACCAACTGGTATGTGAATGATCTTCCGAGGGGTGGTCAGAATCGGGTGAAGGAGTTCGT